GGTAACGAAGACGTTACTGCGGCTGGTCTGCCGATGCTTGTTCGCATCAATGCTCATTTCAACTCACCTACTAGCCGTTTTGATTCGCAGACTAATGCGACATCAACAGGCATTTAAGGGGGATATACCATGGCTATTTCTCGCGCACAATTAGCGAAAGAGCTTGAACCCGGCCTTAATGCCTTGTTCGGCTTGGAATACGACCGTTACGAAAACGAGCATTCGGAGATTTTTGAAGAAGAGTCTTCCGACCGTGCTTTTGAAGAAGAAGTAATGCTCGGTGGTTTCTCAACTGCACCCGTTAAAAATGAAGGCGGAAACGTCAGCTTTGACGATGCACAAGAGACTTACACTGCACGTTACTCTCACGAGACTATCGCACTTGCTTTCTCTATTACTGAAGAAGCGATTGAAGATAATCTTTATGATCGACTAGCATCACGCTATACCAAAGCTCTGGCACGTTCCATGGCTCAAACCAAGCAAATCAAAGCGGCTTCTATCTTGAACAATGCGTTCTCGACAGGTTCTAGTGCGATTGGCGACGGTGCGGCCCTGTGTTCTGCTGCTCACCCATCTTTGTCAGGTAACCAGACTAATCTTCTGGCTACTCCGGCTGACCTCAACGAGACTTCTCTTGAGCAAATGCTGATTGACATTGCTGGTCTGACTGACGAGCGTGGTCTGAAGATCGCTGTACGTGGCATGAAGCTGATTATTCCGAAAGAACTGCAATTTATTGCAGAGCGAGTAATCAACTCTAACCTCCGCAGTGGTACCGCAGACAATGATAATAATGCAATGAAGAACATGGGAATGTTGCCGGAAGGCGCAGTGGTTAACCACTTCCTAACTGATTCAGATGCATACTTTATCAAGACTGATGCTCCAAACGGCTTCAAATACTTCAACCGTTCGCCTATTAAGACGGCAATGGAAGGAGACTTTGACACCGGCAATATGCGCTTTAAAGCCCGTGAAAGATACAGCTTCGGCGTATCTGATTGGCGCTCTGTGTTCGGTACTCCCGGCGCGGCGTAAGCCTATGTTGTTATGGAAGGGCGGCACTTGCCGCCCTTTCTTTTTTGCGGTATAGTAAAATTGAACACAAACCCTGACAGTCGTTTTTTTTGACTGACATTTGCCAAGACAGGAGAAACACTCATGGCTAACACAACTTTTTCTGGTGCGGTCCGTTCTGAAAACGGATTTACCGATGTAACCAAAGGCGCGACCGGTGCTTTTACTACCAACTCTACTTATGGCAACAACGCTTCTATTGGCGGAACCCTTAAAGCTAAACGCTCTGTAGTAAAAACTTGGGAAGCCACAGCGGCAGTCTCCGATACTCTATCTATATCTGATTCCGGTGCTATTGTACTAATTCACGGTACTTTAGATAATGTTATTACTTTACCTGCTTCAGCTACTGCAACAGAAGGCGCGTATTTTGACTTCTTAGTAACTACCGCTGTAGGTTCTGGTAAAACAACGACTATTGCTATCCCTGCTTCAACAGGCAGTACTTTCTTGGCCCAAACGCAACTAGCGGCAGGCAATGCGGCTAACCCTGTTATCACAAACGCAGGGGACACCTTTACCTTTGTAGCGGGTTCGGGAATAGGCTCTAGATGCCGTATTACTTGTATTACTGCGGTAACTGGCGGCAAGCAGGTATGGATGGCAAGTTCTGTAGGAACGCCTATCTCTACAGTAGGGTAATTAGCTAAAGGAGAAATTTATGTCTGATGTTAAAGCGACATTTGTCTCTGCGGCAGTGGCAAGTGCAACGGCGATATCGACCGCGGCACAGGTAGCAAATAATGCCGCCCTTACTTTGACTGCTAGTCCGTATGTTACGGATGCGGCACGAAAAATTACCATTACTTCGGGTGGCAATGATTCCGGCATTTCTTTTGACATTGTTGGATTAGATGAAACGGGTGCCGCGGCTTCTGAACGAGTTACGGGAGGAAATGCCGGTGCTGTAACCAGCACCGAGTACTATACTTCCGTTACCTCTATTACAGCAGTTGGTGATCCGGCAGGTACGGTGAGTGCGGGTACTTCAAATAGCGTAGGAGCCCCGATGTTTGAGGGCCGTATGCGTTTAAGAGGTATGTACGCAGTCAATACTGCTACGGGCGGAACCATCAGCTTTAGAGAAGGTACCGTAGGCGGAACAATAAACATGCAGTTTAATACAGTTGGAAACGCAGACTCCGCCGAATACCCGGACATACCGGATAACGGCATGTTGTTTGTTGGGGGAGGGTACATAACGTATTCTGCCGCTAATATGGCTTCCATAACCGTTTTCTTTGCGTAAAAAGGTCTTTATATGGCTACTACAAAAGATGTTGAAAGACTTCCCAGTGGCCGTATAAAGTACCGTGGGGAGACTTTTCCGGGTTTTAATAAACCAAAAAAGACCCCTAAAAAATCTAAAAAAAGCGCCGTTTTAGCTAAAAAAGGCTCTGAAATCAAACTAGTTCGGTTTGGTGACCCCAACATGTCCATTAAAAAAGACCAGCCTGCCCGGAGAACCAGTTTTCGGGCTAGGCATAAGTGCGACACTGCAAAAGATAAGTTTTCAGCGCGTTACTGGAGTTGTAAAGCATGGTAAGCGCCGTTAACTTAGGTGCAGGATCACCCAAATCAAACAAATGCGCCGTTATCCGCATGAAAAAAGGCGGATCGGTAAAAAAGAAGTCTGGCGGAAAGATTTGCCCAGAGGGTAAAGCTTGGGCAAAGCGTACTTTTGACACGTATCCCTCGGCCTACGCTAATTTAGCGGCCTCTAAATACTGTAAAGACCCTAATTACGCCAAGAAATCTAAAGGCGGTAAAAGAAAAGGACGTTAACATGCCTCATTCTACAAAAGATTTAGATAAAGTTATTGCTGGTTTAAAAAAAGCGTCCAAGCTTCATGCCAACCAAGCAAAAGTTTTGGAAAAAATAAAAAAAGACCATAGCAAAGGCTATGAGAAAAAAAAACCTAAAAAGAAGTGAGAACATCTTGTGGGTGATTTAAAGAAGTGGGTTGACCAAGACTGGGTTAGGATAGGGTCTGATGGTAACATTAAAGGGTCTTGCGGGACTTCTAAAGACACTAAAAACCCGGATAGATGCTTGCCCCGTAGTAAAGCTCAGTCTTTGTCAAAATCAGAGCGAGCGGCAACTGCGCGGAAAAAGAAGGCTTCTAAGAAAAAAGTTGTAAAAAACACTAAAGCGGCAGAAGTGCAGAAAATGAGTAAAGGCGGCGTGATTGCAAGAGGTTGTGGTGCGGTCATGTCTAATCGTAGAAAAAGAACCCAAGGTTCTGTTGTAAAACTTTAACGAGGTGTAGCTATGCGTGGATCAACTAAGTACATGAAGAGCGGTGGTGCTGTTAAGAATAAAACAGCTAAGTACATGAAAAGCGGCGGTGCTGTTAAATCTAAAGCTAAAAAGAAAGAGTCAGGTATGACTGTTGCACAAGCGCGGTCGTTCTTGAAAGATAAAGGTTACAAAGTTGTAAAGACGTAGTGTCTTACCTAATTAGTAACATTCCGCACTTTAAGTGCTGGGTTAGGAAAGAATACACTTGTAACCATTTGCGTTATCAAGGCGAGTATTTACATGCACTTGCTATTGCCGTAAATACTATTCCAGACCGATCTTTAAGCTTTCAAGTTGTTTTTACAGGGTGTGAGAACGATGACGAAGAAATAGATGACGTTCATGGGGGTGCAATGTGGGCTAGGATGCCCCTACAGGCGTTGGTTGCCGATATTGTAATGCCAGAATGGCCTGAAGAAATGGCCGATCATTTGGCGCAACCGTGGGATTGCGAGTCCCGGGATCATTCTGTGATTACTATGGACCGCGTTAGTAGCAGTCCTTGGGTAGCTAAGATAGACCACGAGTTTTACTCTGCTCGCTACATGTTTACTGTGGATTATACCGATCACCACATAGCGGATGATCCCGCACAGCATAAACAGAGTCATGTGATGTATATTACAGAACCCGGTCCTTGGTATGGTAATATAGTGGCATTACCAAACAACCGAGTTCGGGCAACTAGCCCAGCTTTGTGGAAGACAGGGCAGGGCGCACCGGATTTTTGCCCAAATCAGCGTGTTCATTCGGCTGAAGGGCATGAAAGTTATACAGACCCGTCTATTGTTTTTGATAATTTATATTCAGACAGTGACGGAGAATAACGAGGATAATTAAACATGGCAACCTCTAACAGCACTAATTTTGAGCTAGACGTTACCGAATATATTGAAGAAGCGTTTGAGCGTTGCGGCTTAGAGGTTCGTACAGGTTATGATCTTAAAACAGCAAAACGATCTTTAAACATTATGTTAGCCGAGTGGGCCAACCGAGGTTTAAATGCGTGGACTATTGAAGAAATTACCATTCCTCTGGCAACAGGGGTAGGTGTATATCCTGCGGGCACGTTAACTATTTCAGTAGCGTCTTCCACTGGATATACCGTTGCCGAAACAATTACTGGCGGAACTAGCGGAGCAACAGCTACCGTAACAAGCGTTCCGTCGGCCACAAGTCTAGCCATTACAATACCAGAAGGTACTTTCAGTCTTAGTGAAACACTTACAGGCGGAACTAGCAGTACAGCGTCAACTGTATCGGCAGTCGTAGACTTTTCCAACGTAAACTCTACTATTGATTTGTTGTCTGTGGTGGTCACTCGATCTGCAACTGACTTTAGTGTTGCTCGTTTAAGCAGAGATGGCTTTTTTAGTATCCCCAATAAGGCTACCACTGGAAGAGCTAACCAATATTTTATTGATCGGTTAGTAACACCTACTTTAAAAATTTGGCCGGTACCCGAAAATAACACCGATGTCATAAAATTTACTCGTTTAACTCGAATACAAGATGCCAACACTCCTACAAACACTTTAGAAATACCTTTCCGTTTCTACCCTTGTTTAGCGGCAGGTCTGGCTTACTACCTCTCGGTAAAAAGAGCGCCGAATAAGGTACAGTTGCTAAAGACTATTTATGAAGAAGAGTTTGATCGCGCCATGATGGAAGACCGTGATCGCGCTTCTTTTAACATTACCCCAAGCTACATGTACTTTAGGTCTTAAAAATGGCTAAGTATGCTTCAGGTAAAAACGCTTACGCTATCTCAGATCGATCTGGAATGCGGTATCGCTATAAAGATATGCGTAAAGAGTGGAACGGCTCTTTAGTTGGTAAGGATGAGTTTGAGGCTAAACAGCCTCAACTAGGGCCTTTTAAGAAAGCCGTTGATCCGGAAGCTTTGCAGAACGCTAGACCAGAAACAAACTTAGAGTCCCAGCGTAATATACAATACGGTTTTGACCCAGTTGGCTTTAGGGGAAATGAAAATTTAACACCAAATCCGTTGAGAGCAACGGGCGGTGTAGGACAGGTTAAGGTAACGGTATGAGCTTTACATACGCACAGCTAAAGACGGCGCTACAAGACTACACAGAAAACGATGAGACAAGCTTTGTCTCTAATCTTCCACTTTTTATACGTCAAGCCGAAGAGCGCATTTTAAAGAATGTCCAGTTATCATTGTTTAGAAAAAATGCTCAAGCGGCTTTAACTCAAGGTAACCCGTACATTAACTTACCGGAGGACTTTTTAGCGCCATTTTCTTTTACCGTACAGCCTCCACTAGCGGACGGTTCTTTTTCAGACACTACTGAAAAAACTTTTTTGGACTACCGTGACGTAGATTTTGTTCAAGCTTATAACCCTACTCTTACGGTCACCGGTGCGCCTAAGTGTTATGCGATGTTTGACGTTGTTAACTTTATTGTTGGTCCCACTCCTGACACGAATTATTTTGTGGAACTTCATTACTTCTATAGACCGGATAGTTTGACTGCGGGCGCGGATTCGGGAACCACTTGGCTGAGTATAAATGCAGAGGTAGCCTTACTATATGGAAGTTTAGTAGAATGCTATACTTATATGAAGGGTGAAGCAGATATGGTGCAAGAATACCAGAAAAGATTTACCGAGGCGTTAACTTCCTTAAAGATGTTTGGTGAAGCTAAAGAAGTTACAGACGAGTACCGAACTGGAATGGTTATAAGGGCGAAGCAATGATTACAAACCCCGTAGTTATGAGCGAAGACTTTGGGATTACGGTCCAAACGTCGTCTAACCGAGGGTTTACCCCGGAAGAAATTGCCGAAAGATGTGTAAATCACATTATAAATATCTCAGATGACGCTCCACCGGCTATTAAAGGGCAGGCTTTAGCATTTAGAGATCAAGTAAAGGCAGTGGTCACTTTTTATTTGCGAGAAGCGGTTAAAAGCGACAGAACAACCGTTTTTAACGAACTAAACAACGCGGGACAACCGCAACTTGCTGAATTAATCAGGAGATTATAATGGCTTTTAACGGAAACTTTATGTGTACAAGCTTTAAAACACAGCTTTTAACGGGTACTCATAACTTTACTAACACTAGCGGAAATGTTTTTAAACTGGCTATGTACACAAACAGCGCCACTTTGAACGCTTCCACAACGGCTTATGCCACTTCAAACGAAGTCGCTAACGGCAATGGATACACCACGGGCGGAGCGACGCTAACTAGCGTAACTCCTACCAGTTCAGGAACCACCGCTTTCTGTGATTTTTCGGACGTTACGTTTTCTAGTAGCACGATTACGGCTAGAGGGGCTTTGATTTATAATGATACGCAAGGCGATAAGTCCGTTCTTGTGTTAGATTTTGGAGCCGATAAGTCGTCATCTTCTGGAGACTTTGTGATCGTGATGCCAGCGGCTGACGCTAGTAACGCTATCATACGAATTGCATAATGACAGACGCGGTAACAGCTTTTGCCGGATGGAACTCCTCTACTCAAGGGTGGGGAGAGTCCACGTGGGGTAACAGTGTAATAGACACTGCTTTTAGTGCTACTTCGGCTTTAAGTGGCGTTACAGTTATTTTTGAGATACAGGCCGCGCCGGTAGGACAAGTTGCTGTGGCACGGGTAACCGGTGTAACCGTAGAGACGGGAACAGGCGTATCAGTTGCAGTTACAGGACTTGGTGCTACCGCCCAAGTAGGCGCTGTATTGGTATGGGGGCGTATTGCTCCCGCCGAAACAGCAACTTGGACAGAAATGGTAGTAAATTAAATAATTTTAGTTAAATCAGCTTGAGGGTAATTTAAAATGGCTAGTACATATACAACTTTCTTAGGGCTTGAAAAGCCCGGTACGGGGGAACAATCCGGTACTTGGGGGGACACTACAAACACCAATATGGACATGCTAGATCAAGCGGTTGACGGGATTATTTCGGTTACATTGTCTGCCACAGGTTCAACAGGTTCCCCAAACTCTTTACCTATTACAGACGGCGCTGTTTCTAACGGGCGTAACAAATACATTGAGTTTGTTGATGGCGGAGATATTGGCGCTACGGTCTACGTTGCTTTAACGCCAAACGATGCTGAAAAGGTGGTGTACTTCCGTAACAGCCTTTCCGGCTCACGCTCTATTCTTATTTTTCAAGGCACATATAACACCAGCAATGATTTTGAATTGTTGGCTGGAAAAGATTATGTCCTTAAATTTAATGGCGGCGGTTCAGGTGCCACCGTTACTGACGTAAATGCTAACTTAGCGGTTACTGCGCTTACTGCGACAACTTTAAACGGTACAACCGTTACGGCCTCTGGAGTAATTACAGGATCAACTGTCGAAGCTACCGGAGACACTGCCGCTGGCGATAACGCGGCAATGGGTTTTACCGCCGCAGAAGGTCTTATTCTAACCGGACAAGGCTCTACGAATGATGTAACCATCAAGAATGACGCAGACGCAGATGTAATTGAGATTCCTACGGGAACAACTACTGTAAATTTTGCAGGTGCTGTGGATGTTGTTGGAGACTTAAC